AAAATTCACAGGTACTTGATGAAGATTTTTTTTCTGTCTTTGCATCTTTCTGGGCTCACAAATTTTTCCAATAAAGTTAGTTAACCACAAAATACTTTCTTCACGATCTTCAAAATGAGGTATAAGACTTAAATCTACTTTTATCTTGCGATCAGCTAATGGCAAACTTAAACAATATTCAAAGTCTATTGAGCTGTACTTCAATTTGAGTTTTTTTTCTGCAGCTTGATTCTTTATCTCAGCCATAATGCGATTTAGATTAACAATCAAATTATTTGAAATTTTATTATTTTCATATACCCGTTCGTAAACTGTCTCAGCTACATCAATGTAATTTATTAGCTCTACATTCTTATTCATGACATTTGTACTCCGTTTTTTATAATTATCCGTCTAAAATAATGTTTATTTGAGTTACTAAATTCATCACGTACGTAAATATTGTTAAAGTTTTATCACTTATTTTTAATTTAAATATTTGAATTTATTTAATAATTTTATAATTCACTAATATTTATATACATCTTTGTTCTTAACACCCCTTTTTTTCTATCACTTGCCCATTGAGTTCACCACCCACACAGATATTCATTATAAGTACCAGTTTTTAATCAGACTGGACTATAGCACGAAAGACAACCGCCCGAAAAAGGAAGAAAATTTCTTAAACTATTTAGATAGCATATATGTCTGATTTTACTTGATCCCATAAATCAAGTATTTCATCTCTCATTTCGATTGGTTGTTTTCCAGAAATTATATAAAACGTTTTCACTTCTCCTTGGAAGCTTACTTGGGTTCTAAAGTATGACTCTGTTGGCCTTTGCATACCTGTTCTTGGTCCATACTGCTTTGGAATACTTTCTAACTTCAAATCTGACTCGTCTTTCGACAAGAATTGTCCATGATGGCGACCACCAATAAATAAAGTCATACTTTCACCTAAAAATAATTAATATTTACCAACATACTAAACATAAAATAAAAAATCAAATTATTTTTATTTTTCAAATACTTAGTTCTCAATAGTAAATTATTTACTACCGAGAACTAAATCATCAAATTAATTAAAGAAAAAACCCCGCCAATAACTAGTATGTAGCGGGGCCATTTGCGCCGTAATACGTCCGGCAAACGATAAAACTAGTTTTTAGGTGATCTAATGATATTTAGAACTTTCTCAGACATATCATGTAAGTCAGATCCAATTGGCAGCCAAAAATGATAGTTAATGTTGTCGCGGTTAAAAACTTGCTTGTAGTACTCAGTTTTAAAAGATGGGTCGATATCAGAAGCTTTTAGTAATCTGCCTTCTTTCTCTATCTTTTGCCCATCTAGTTCACCACCAACACAGATATTCATTTTAAGTACCAAATTCTAATTAGACTGGACTATAGCATAAATATAAACATGCTTAAGTGGGCATTCTTAAACGCTTAACATTTAGACAAGCATTCAATTTAGATGATTTATAATGTAACGACCATGTATTTAGGATGAAGACAGCTAATGTGTGGTGTAAATCTAACCATTAAATCAAAGGAACATTACTTAATGCAAAGAAAAGGGGGCGCTTTTAACGATTGTACTGGTGGCGCTTGGTGCCCACCACCAGTACAACACAATATCAACTCTACAATTAATTAATATGGAGGTGACACAAACAAATAACTATCATTTCTAATAGAATTTCAGGTGGCGATGTTTGGCGACGAGCCACCTGATTTAATTTTAAATCATAATTGAAATCTAGCAAGTATAAAAACAAAAAGCCCATCAAACGATGAGCTTTAGATCAGTGAATTACTTATACTTCGTCCACTATATCAAAAATATGCCATAAAGCGTCTAGACAGTCAACAAGTCTAAATTATGCTTTTCTACTAATTGAGAAGCTTTTAAACGTTCAACGATTTTAATCATTAGATCATTGGCAGTTATAACGTCGATTCCTTCAAATGCTTTTAGTGTTAATTGCAATTTATTATTAATTACATTTGTAATTATTGATATTTTACCAAAATAATCAGGGTAGTATTTCAAAGTTTCATTAACTTTCTCCCGACTAACGCCTTCATATAGTTTTACAGTGTATGTTTTCATTTGAACCTCCATTTTGTCTTAATCTTTTATCATGACCTAATAAATAAAATCTAGCGCAACTCACCATAATTGCGACCTGAGCTTTAGATTGGTTTGTTTCTTGAGCAACCTTCAACAATCCTTTATTTTCAACCTTATTTTTAATTAAACAAATTAATGCAAACTTAGTTGTAAAATCTGTTTTATCAGAATTTAATAGACTTCGTAAAAGTGCTTGAATTTGATCCGCCTCATAATCACTGATCTCACATCGAATATAAGATTTACTTTTTTGTACTTCTTTGCCAGCTTCACGCATCAACCAGTAAATTTGATTGATATGAAGCCCATCTGGCAAATCACCCCCTTTCATTCTAACTGTTTCACACCATGCGCCAAACTGCTCTAACCAACCGTCAATAGTATATTTAGACCAATCCATTTGTTGTGTTTTTAAAACTGCACTCATTTTTCACCTACCAATTGCTCAATTTGTTTAATCGCCACGCCTGCTTTCACTTGCTCTGTGCTGAACCGTAAAACTGTAAAACCCATCATTGCTGCGGAGTTGTATTTCTCCATATCCCCTATATAGCCTTTGCCCCTTGTATGACGGCCTCCACTCCAGATCCCGCCTTCCACCTCAATCAAAATCTTTGTACCCGTTATTAAAAAATCTGCTCTCCATTTACGTTCAGGATGGAATTTATATTCCTGTTCAAAACTGATCTTGCATGCTTTTAAATGTGTTGCTAATACCGTCTCGCCTTCACTCGGCTGTCTTGTACCTTGCTTTGCTGAACGGCGCTTTTTATTTTTCTGAATAGGAAATAATTCACGATATTCAGCAAGGCTCATTGATGACATTAAGCACCGCCCTTTAATAAGTGATCTAATTGATTAGCAATGCCGTTATAAACACGTGATTTATCTAGGTCACCCAAAAGCGTTAATGCATGGGCATCGTTTATAAATTTATCTCTTAACTTTGTTAAACCAGCTTTTAACTTGATTAAAGGATCTATCTCATTTCCATTAACTGCTTCGTGGTCTGCTATAGCCTCCTGAACTCTTTTTATATGAACAACAAAATCTTTATTACCTATTAAAAATTTGATCATTTTGAAATCATTGAAATCATTGAAATCAGCAATAAATACTTTGCCTTTAGCAACTTCAACTCCACCAATTTGCTCTATTAGTTCCAACGATTGAACCAATTTTTTAAGGTCTAAAATCTTTGGGGTTACAACACCACCTACTTCAGCAGATCCAATAACAAATCGAGCCTTTTCGATTCCATGTTCCTTCATAAACTCAACTGCATTCATACATTCGCCCCATCAATTAGCTGAAGAATATTTCTAGGGATTGGCATACCCTCCCGACGGCACATCTCTGCGTATTCGTGTGGATTATCGAAAGGATCAGGGCCCAACTCTTTTATAAGCTCAGGCTCTTTTTCTTTTGCCTCAAGTTTTTGAACTGGTGCAGGTTTACGACCATTGATTTTTAATCTTTCCATCAATGATTTGAGATGCTTTTGAGCCTCGTCATTGCTCACAGGAACGTGTTTAGGTTCTTTGTGTTCTAGTTGTAGCGGTGGAGTGTAAAACTCTTGCTGACGGCCTTTTAACTGAGCTTTAGCAACCATCACGTTGTAGGTCCCGAAGAAATTATCTTGAGCTGCTCGCATTTGGCCGGCTTCGATCAAATACATAACCTCGTCTAAGGCGTACTTAGTGATTTGGGTAATAACCACGGAACGGTCAGTTGTAAACTTACATGCGCGAGACCAAGCTTCTTCTGGAGACATCCAACTTTCACCGATACACCAGGTGCGAAACTCGGCAAATGACGGCATAAAGCGTCCACCTGCTGTAAGTAAACGACCAAGTGCGTTGTTAAATTGGTTTTGTTGAACGCCAACCAGTGTTTTAAGTGCGATTTGCTCAACCACTGACAGAGGAATTGCACTTTCGCCTGTTGCTGGAAATTGCTTATTGAACTGAGCAGCGTAAACAGTGCGAAGAGAAGCGATTAATTGACGCACTTCGTTCAAGGTAATCTCATGCATGACCTACCTCCTCACTCACTAGAAACTTTTTTGAAGGGGTTACATCCACGATTTGAGACTGGTTTTGTTCTTCAAAAAGATTTGCGAAGTAACCCGGCTCTTGTGTTTTTTGCCCAACTGAAGTGATTTGCTCTTGTTTCTTGCGGTTAGCAGCGACTTGTTTCTCGTTGTTTTGAACCCAAGAGAACCACTTAACCAACCAGATGCTTGGTGTATTCAACGAACTTGATTCGTTTGCAAAGTACCAGTCACCGAAATTTTGAATCATGGTTCTCAAGTCGATTTCAGGTACAGAAACAAATCTTTGTTGAGCAAGTGAGATGAAATCGTATTGAAACTCGCTGTATTCAGAAATGAATTCACGCATTGAGTAACGCTTGTGATCATCGATCTGATACTGAGCAAATTGGATTGGTGTAAATTGCGAATTTTCTTCACGCGCATTACTACTACTATCTATATATTGGTTATCGGTTAACGGTTTATGGTTAAGGTTTTTTTGGCTTTCACTTTCAGAACCCAAAATTAACCCACTGGGTTTTTGTGGGTTTTCAGAATTAACCGAGTCGCCTTCACTTTGGTTTTCTTTTGGTTTTTCCTTACGTGGACGCCCACCTTTCTTACCATTTTCACGATTTTTATCCCCTACTTTTTGATAAGCGGCGATTTCTGAATCACAACGTTTGTTGTGAAACCCGTCTTCCTCTTCCACAAAAAACTCTTGCAGCACAATTAATACTGCATCCCTTTCTTCTTGGGTATTTGCACGTAACCGACGAAAAACCGACTGGGTTTCTTTGGGTAATGGTTTTTCATTCAAATAATAAAAATCGAGAGCACGGCGATAAAAGCACTCTTCAACTGGGCTAAGGTGCGCTGTAGCAACCATAAAGTCGCTGATATGGTGGAGATATTTATACATCAGTGACTGCTCCTAATTTTACAAGACCGCGCATTTCCAACTGACGAATAATTCTTGGAGGAATAAATTCGTTGTTGATTTTGTAGCGAATACGAGACTTTTCTTTCACCTGAATTAGTTTGTGCCCATCCTCCATGAGACGGCGAACTGCTATAGCCTGCCCCCATATGGGTTAATTCTTCAAGTTGATAAAATCTTTCCTGAGCCTCAATTGCGGCATTCATAACTGAAAGTGGCATAGCTGCTAATTCTTTAGCCGAATAGATCTTTACTGGTTGTTCCAGTGGAATTACCACCTCAAGCGGTGTGGTAGAAACGGAAATATCCTGTTTTCTTTTTGCTGCATATCTCACTTTTCACCATCCTTTGGCTTAACATAACCTCCAAAAGAATCAACCAAACACGCCTTGGTTAAGCTGGTTACAATCTGCTGTGCTAACCACTGCGTTATGCGAAATTGACGAGCCATAGCCTCTGAAAATTCAACTTTGGTTACCGCCGCATTATTTTCGTCATACCCTTTGTTGCGTAAATTTTGCTTTTTCACCTCAAATAGGTGGCCAAGTACTCGCAATGCAGGCTCATAGAAAGATTGGATTTCACTTTGCTGGCGAGAATCTTTGATTTGGTGTGTAAAGCTGTTCATGACACCTCCGCTAATGCTTGCTCAGCGCTTGTTAGTCGGCGTTTGGCGTTAAGTTCAGCAACTGTTGCTGTTCGTATTTCTTTTGATGAAACCAGAAACAAATGATTTTGTGATTTGATAGTCCATAAACTAGTCAGGGTTTTATTTTTGACTTCAAACAAATCATTTGATTTAAAACTTCGACACTCTTTAGTAAGTACTACAACGTCACCCACTAAAAATTCTGGCTGGTTGCGTTCGGTTGTTTGATTTGATAAATTAGTTTTATTCATTTGATTCATCTCGACTGAATGCCTATAAACCACTCCTGTTTGCGCAGGTAGTGGTTTTTTAATATCCAAGTTTTTCCTTTTGACCACTGATTTCGTCATGAAATAGGTCATCAACTGTTTCTATACGGTTCATCCAACTTTTAGACATGACTAAAAGTGCAGCAACACGTTCCTTATCAATGCTCTGGTAATCTTTAGGAACGACTTTTAATCCAAGCAAACTCAATAGCTCGCAAAACATTTCAATCTCATTCAAACCATTGTTTTTCTTGTCTGTTTTAAGCCGAGTAATAGTGCTTGGATCAACCTTTAAATGTTCAGCAATCTCTTTTTGATTGCTTATATCAAGGCCATGCAATATGCGGGATACGCCATTTCTGGCACTTGCAGAAATATCAACTGATAATTTGCTCATCTTGTTACCTAAGCCACTTGTTTGGTTTTGCAATGCTTTTTCCAAAGCTTTTGTAATTTGGTTGCAATTTCATGCGATAAGCGTTTACCACATACCCCGCGCTCTAAATCACTAACGTAATTCTGTGAGCACCCGATCTCGGTACCAATTTGAGTTTGTGTTAAGCCCTTTTCACGCAAATCTGAAATCATGTTTGGCCATTGATTCATGCGAAGCTCCTATATTTTTAGGTGAATATATAGGTTTTCCGATATTTTAACAATAGCCAAAGCGATACTAATTTGTATCAGAATTCCGATATACGTATTTAAGGAAATACATATGGCTACTTTGGGTGAAAACTTAAAAGCAATACGAAAAGCAAAAAAGATGACTCAAAAAGAGTTAGCTCAGAAATCTGGTGTAAAACAATCTGTAATTTCTGATCTTGAAACAGGAAATGCCAAGTCGACAGGTTCAATACTTGAATTAGCAAATGCCCTTGGGGTTACAGCTGAAGAATTAAAAAAAGGTGTAGTTGGGGAACTTATTACCACCAACGTTGTGCCAGTTCAAGCTCGAATGGCACCCGTTTTATCTTGGGTACAAGCAGGTAATTTTACTAATGTTGAATCAGTAGATATGTCTCAAGTTACGGAATGGTTCCCTCTCCCAGATGATTGCGAAAAATGTTTTTATTTAAAAGTACGTGGCGTAAGTAATGAACCCGATTTTGTAGAAGGTGATTATATTGTTGTAGATCCGACAGTATATTATTCAGATATGCAATCTGGAGATATCATTGTCGTCCGTAAAGACAAAGATGCTACTTTCAAAAAACTGGTTATTGAATCTGATGGAACAAGGTATCTAAAAGCGATTAACCCAAATTTTCATCCCAATATCATTCCAATTGACGAAGATTGCTATTTTATTGGTCAAGTAATAGATTCATTGAGATATACATACCGTGGAAAACGAAGAGTAAGAAAGAGTTAAGATGAAAGTTTTTAAAATAATTTTGTTAGAGTAAGAAAGAGTTAAGATGAAAGTTTTTAAAATAATTTTGTTATTGCCAGTCTTAGTTTTAACTGGTTGTTCAGACACTATTAGCCAAGCTGAACATGATGCTATCGTGTATGAGAAAGATCAGAAAATTGCTGAATTAGAAGAGCATATTGCTGAGTTAGAAGCTAAACTAGAGGAAGTAAACAATCAATTTGAGCGCTTTGAAAATGAAAAGTGGCGTGACGTCGTTCCAGATGTGGATAATGCTCTTGATGACTTAAATAGTGAAGTTGAAAATAATCCTTCATCAAACTACTAACAGTGCTAGACCATAAATATCAATTAAATAATTTTAATTAATCCCCCCTTGTTAAAGTGATTTTTGTGTTTCAAGAGATCAATATCGGAATACCAGTAAAAATATCGGAATAACTATTGACTACAAATATCGGAAATTCGATATTTGTCTCGTAGACAACAAAAAAGCACACCGCCCCTCCCCAGGTCCGATGTGCTTTGCAAAACTGCGAGATCAATTATGAACGTAAAAGTTAACTCATTCAACTCATTTGCATTTGTCAGCATGGCTGCTCTTGCAATCTCTGGTGGTTCTTTAGTTGCTTGCCAGCTACAACCAGCTTTCCAAACAAAACACGCACCTACTCTTTTTACACCTAAAACTCAACCAAGTACTTACGGTGTTTTAACGGCGAAAATCACAGGTAAACATTCTGGCGTTGCTGTAATCAAATTAGATAGCTTCCGTTTAAACGTTAGCTTTGATTTTGAAGCTCATCCAGACAGTTACGGCGTTCCGGGTTCTGAATTCACCGCTGTTGATATTACTCAACTCACAGTAAATGAAATCACTGATATTAACGGAAAGTCATATAACGATTTCACCGAATTTGAAGACATCCGAAACATCAATGGTCTTCTAAAAGGCTTCATCGAACGTAACAAGTTGGTGGAGGCTTAAAGATGACTAATTTCAAAAAACACCCTGATGGCTACAAGTCATTTTTAGGCCGTGACGACCAAGGTCTTTATTCCGTGCGTATTAAGTGGGCTATCTATGCTGCAAATGCTAACGGCTCAGTACTTTACGAAATTAAAGATGGCGTTAAAAAGCCACTTAATGTTGAGCAATTTAAAGCTAAGGAACCAAAGGTTTTCGCTTCTCTTATGCAAGAAATCGACTTCCAACGCAGAAAGCAGCTCGCAATAAAGCTACGCGAAACAAACATCCCTACTTATGACCGCAAAGCCTATAAGCAAAAACGCGGCTTCACCGGCTCTAGATGAGGATAAGAAAAATGACAACTGAAAACTCAAAAGACAACTTACATATCTGGAATGCAGTTAAGCAAACGCCTACCAATTTTCTTAAAAAAATTGAGTTTGGTTATTTAAAAGGTAAATCAGATATTAACCCTCAATGGCGATTAATGGCTATGACTCAGGCCTTTGGTCCTGTTGGTCATGGCTGGACTTATAGACATGTACGTTTATGGTCTGAAACCGCGCCAGATGGAACCATGATGGCTTTTGCTGAAGTAGCAGTAAAAACCAAGATTGATGGTGTTTGGGGTGAGGAATTTTTCGGCAACGGCGGTTCAGCAATTGTTGAAGTTCAAAAAGGCAAATTAGTAGCGATTGATGAAGGTTATAAAAAGGCCGTTACTGATGCTCTTGGTGTAGCGTTTAAAGCTATTGGTGTGGCAGCTGATGTTTACCTCGGTAATTTTGATGGAAGTAAATATCTATACAACTATGACTATGCCTATTTAGAGCAAAATGCTTCTACCCCAGCAGGTCAAAATACAAACCAGAATAACCAGACAACTGCTCAGGGTGGTAACCAGAAGCCACCTCGTACTCAGGACCAACTATATCAAGATGCTTTGAAAGCAATTAAAGATGCACCTGACACTAACATCTTAAATGCTGCAATTAAGAAGTTTAAAGGCACTACGTATGAGGCGGGTATCAATAGAGCTTGCCAAGCACGTGCTGATCAGATGGGTTGGGCTCCTAAAAACAATCCTCAGCAAGTTCAGCAACAACAGTCGTTACATCACTAAAAGGAGAGCTTTTCATGACTAATTTACTAACTGCAGCTGAAGCATTTGCAGCTCTTCAAAAAGGTAAAACTGTTCTATGTCGTCCAGCCGGAGACATGTTGGACTTTGCCGATTTAGATCAATTCCCCGCTTCTGTTTTTGGCAAACCGGGTTTTGAATTCTGCATCAAAATCGAAACTATTGAACTGGCTGGCATTACATTCACAAAGCCATTAACTATTGATGAGTATAAAGCGGGTCAGGATGTTTTTGTTATCAATACATATCTCCCTTCAATTTATATCATAGGATTTGAAACTGCTGCACTCATTGAAGCAATTAATAGTGGTTTTGTTCAGCGTGATGCTGAAAATGCCAAGCTTCAATTAAAAGCATTTTCAAAAGCACTCGGTATTGAAATCAACAATGATTTAAGTGTTATTCGTCTTGGTGAGGAACCTAAAAAACAGAGAGGCAAAAAATCAAAAGCAGAAAAGCCAAGTGACGTTATTTCTGCAGAAACTCAACCAACGATTGTTATTACCAAACAAACAAATGTCACCACATCTGAGGATCTGTTAGTTCCAGAAACTAACGAGCATAAAGTAGATCCTGAATATCAGAAGGCATTAGATGCTCTTCTTCAGCGTGTAAAAGAATCAAAAACACCTGAAGAGGTAAATGCTGTTTATCGATATACCCGTACGTGGAATGACAAACAAATGGAACCTCTCCTCCTTGCCACTCATAAGCGACTTGAAGAGCTCGAAAAATCTAAGGTACCTGCAAATGAACCACCTTCACTAATGGTTCAGATCCAAAACGCGCCCGACATCACAACATTAGATGCTTTGGAAATAGATGTGGCCGCACGAGATCCACAGATTCAATCACGACTCATGGATTTTGTTAAGAAACGCCGCTTTGAATTAGAAAATGCGGCATCAAACGAACCTGATTATTTACTGGAGGAACCTTTCTAATGTCGAAACAAACTACTCCAGAGTTTCTTTTCGAGCCAAAGCTGCTACCAATGCAGCTTTTCGAGAAGTTCATTGTGTTCAACGTAAATGCCGGGTATCGCGGGAAAGGCACACCGCACGGCGTGAACTTAATTAAAGGTAATAAAGGCACCCTTTCAGTAAGCAACGAAGGTGTGATGAACAAAGCAGCTCAAGAGCGATACAAACTAATGCTTTTGAAATATTTCAAAGAAGGTCGCTCTGCAATGGATGAGCTGGACCATGAAGTTAAACGTATTTATAGAATGGTGGCGTGATGGAAGAAAAGATAAAAGTTGTCAGCTTCAGTGGTGGTCGTACTTCTGGCTATACAGTCAATATTTTTAAAGATGATCCAGAAGCACATTTTGTTTATATGGATACTGGCGCAGAGCATCCTGCTACTTATCAATTTATTAAAGATATTGTAAAGCATTGGAAAATAAACCTCGTATGCCTGCGTGTAGTAGTAAATCCAAAGATGAATAAAGGTGTGGGTTACAAAATCATACCTATTGATGAGTTAAAACAGGACTTGGAACCATGGAAAGAAATGCTCAAAAAGTACGGAAGTCCTTATTACGATATGCCATTCTGTACTGCTCGTATGAAAACAGAACCTTTTGAAAAGTATTGCAATGATGTATTTGGTAAAAACAACTATGAGCGTTGGATTGGAATTAGATCTGATGAACCCAAAAGATTACCAATTGAGGTTTTAGAAAAATTAAGTTTACCAATCCATAAAGATGCAAAAAATCAGAAAGCTGGATTTAGATATTTAGCTGAAATCAGTGATTTCACTAAAGAGGATATTCTGGACTGGTGGGAGCAACAGCCCTTTGATTTAGCCATTACAGAACATCTCGGAAATTGTGTTTTTTGCATTAAAAAGCACTTAAACAAAGTCGCATTAGCCGCCAAAGATGAACCTGAACAAGCAGTGAAATGGATAGAGGTAACTGAAGGTCCAAGAGTCAGATCTGAAGGTAGAAAATACAACCATCATCGGATGTATCGTTCGCGATTGCACTTGAGCGATGTTATTGAAGCTTTCAAAGACCATAACAGAGATGAACTTTTTAGCGCTCTTAGAAGCAGTAAGCGTTACGGGTCTGGTTCATGTTCTGAATCTTGTGAAGCAATTGTTTGAAGGAACTGAGGGATGAGCAAAGTTATTGGTGAAGTTAATTTGAACCCTAGCCGTATTGAAGGTACTCCGGATCAGGTGGCTCTTCATATTTTTGAAGAAATCATTTGTCTAAGTACTGAGGAGCTTCTCAAAAACAATCCGGAAGCTGCAAAAGTTTTTGCATATCACATTTTTGGTTTAGCACTGTCTCAACTAGCAGAGTTTCATTCAACCAAAAGTCTAGATAAAGCTGTAACCGTTACTCTTCACAACCTTTTGCGTCAATTGAAGAAAGAACGTAATGAGTTGAGGAACTAAAGGATGAGTGGATTAAAAGTTAAAACATGTAATTTTTGTGATGACGGGAACGGTGAATGCATTTTCCCCTATTACGGCCTTGCCCCTCATATTCATACGAAGCCAATTGGCGGCACTGTATTTCTAGACGGGTCATTACCTGAAAACTTCTGTCCTGATGGGGATGGTTTAGGCATGTATACACATTGTCTGAATTGCGGGAGTGACGGCACCTATGAGGGTACTCAATTAGAAGTTAAAGCGGAAAGTATGGAGGAGTAAATGTTAAAAGATCTGAGAAATCTATCTGATGCAGAGCAACAAGAATATTTGGATCGCTTCATAATGGCTAATGAAGAACAGAAGTTTCCTCAAGAGGTTGTGGCACTTTATTTAGATTGCTCGCCTTGGACATTAGCTAGAATGCGTTGTGATCAATCATCACTGCCTTTCTCGAAAATTGGGAGACGTGTTTCATATAAAAAGAAAGACGTTTTGAAGTATGAGCAAAGCAAGACTGTGCTTAATACAGCACAGCTTGCAACAGTTTAAGGCGGTTAAACCGCCTTTATTTCTTTTAATCTTTCTGTCCAAACAGATTGGTAGTTGAAGCAATCAATCTTTCCTTGATAAACCGCCTCAATCATATTCATCGAAGCTCTTAATTCCTCATCTGGAATTTGAACATAACCACCTGTCACATCAATTCTTGGTTTAGCCGTGTGATTAAGAAGTCTTTTTGTCACATAAATATTAAATCTTAAAAGGTTGCATATAGTGGCAAATGTACGACGGAAATCATGCATTGAAACGTAATAGTCAACTTCCTTACCCACTCTATTCAATAATGTATCTACCTTAGTTGCATGCATATTCCACGAAGTAGGCATCTTAGTAGCTGGGAAAACCCAATCGTTTTCTCTTAATAACCAACGTTCACGCAAAATACTGTGTAGATGATCACCAATAGGAAAAGTATGATCTGAACCATTTTTGGTATCTCTAAAAGTTAAGGTACCATTTTTAATATCTACATCAGCCCACTTTAGACAACATGCCTCCTGTTTACGGCATCCCGTATACATGCACATTAATACGATATCCCGATGCGTGTTTGACCTAGCAGTATTTTCCAGATTTAACTCATCTTCATAATGAAGCACTGCATTGTAATATTTGTGAATGATGTCTTTATGGAGATGTCTATCCCTACTTGCTATTTTATTCCAACCTCTTGTTACGGAAATAATGTCAACTGGATTACTTTTAAGAATCGGGTTCTCATCTGTTGAATAAAGAACATGAATATACTTCCATAAAGTACCTAAAAGAGATACAGCACCATTTGCTGACGACTCACTTACTTCTGATACCTCAATAAATCGATCCAATACTTCTTGCTTTGATATCTGGAAAAGCTTTTTGTTGCCCCACCCCAAATATAAATCAAAGTACTTACGGTACTGCCTAATTGTTTTTGGCCTAAAGTCATTTCTATCAATATAAATTTGAAGAGCTTCATTAACTGTAATATCTAAAGGATTAGCAACATTCTTTAATTTGATAGGCTTTTCAAATTCATTGTTTGAAATTTTCGCCAAAATCATCTGAGCTTTTGCTCGAGCATTTGTTGCAGGAATATCGGTAGTTTTACCAATTGTCACTCGATAGAGTTCACCTTCATGCCTCCTTTCAACAATATAAGTTTTACTTTTATTAGTTACCCGAACAGCAAAACCGATCAGTTCTGCATCTCTATATATTTTTTGACCTTTTTCAGTTAATGGAATAGCATCAACAGTAGATTTGTTGAGTTTCAT